GAAGACATGCTGTTTTACAATCTCCAAATGCTCCAGATAGAAAGAAAAAAGATAGAAAAGTTTATAGCCTCTGTGGAAGATGCGGAATCAAGGCTTATTATCAGATTAAGGGCGATAAACAACATGAAATGGGAAGAAATCGGGGCGCAGCTGGGAATGGACAGGACTACAGTTTCAAAAAAGTTTTATAAATTTTTCAAAAAAAAATAAACTTTCCCACAATTCCCATGAGGTATGTGTTATTATGGTAATGTCGAAAGACATACGAAAAATCTTTTTCATAAACTTCTTCCATATATGAATAAGTTTAACTCAAAAGGCACTATGCGGTTTGCGTAGTGTCTTTTTCCCTCATAATAATACCCACTTGTATTATTTTAGAAAGCTGAGGGTTGAAATGCAAAGTTTTATATCATGGATTGGCGGCAAAAAGCTGCTGAAAAAAAGAATCATGGAACAGTTCCCAGAACACTTTGACCGGTATATAGAAGTATTCGGAGGTGCCGGCTGGGTGCTGTTTGGGAAAGAAAAACATGCAGATATGGAAGTATTTAATGATATCAACGGGGATTTGATTAATTTATACCGTTGCGTAAAATATCATCCGGAAGCATTACAGAAAGAGCTGGAATGGATAATGGTATCCAGGGAACAGTTTTTTGACTGTGTTTCCAACAGTAATAACAGGGGAATGACCGATATACAGAGGGCGGCAGCGTTCTTCTGCAGAATAAAGCTAAGTTTTGGTGCAGACCTGCGGTCGTTTGGTGTGAGGCCGATAGATATGCAGAAGGCAGCGGATTATCTTCAGGAAGTATCAAAGCGTTTACAAAGAGTAGTAATAGAAAATGCCGACTTTGGGAGGTTGTTAAAAACCTATGACAGGGAGCAGGCATTATTTTATTTAGATCCCCCATATTACGAAGCTGAAAAGTATTATCCTGACAGATTCCAGCCGGAAGACCATATCCGACTGAAGGATGCGCTTTCCAATATTAAAGGAATGTTCATTTTATCTTATAATGACTGCCCTGAAATAAGGGAACTGTACAAAGGATATACCATAACAGAAGCAGACAGGCAGGATAACCTTGTAATGAAAACTAACCCACGTCGTTATAAGGAATTGATTATTAGAAACTATTAATTATAGAGTGGGTATTATCAGGGAACAGGCAAAGAGAGGCGATAAACATTGGCAAGGGCATTGAATAAAAAAAGCGGAGGAAGCAAAAGAACTTTATCAGCAGGGGATGCCTCTTATTGAAATAGTAAGAAAATTAAAGATATCTGATGGGACAGTTTGGAGCTGGAAAAACAGATATAATTGGGACAATGAAGGAAGTGCAACGTTGCAGAAAAAGAAATGCAACGTTGCAAAAAAGAAAAAGAAGAATGAGGAGTCTGTTGCAGAAGAGGTTTGTTCGGTATTAGAAAATACAGAACTAAATGAAAAGTATGAATAATCTGAAAAAATATATTGAAAGCCTGGTACAAGAAGGATGTCTGTGGAAATTTTATAAATGCAGAGAATGGATGGAATTAAAAGAAAAAGTCCTTAAGAAAAATCATTATGAATGCATGGAGTGTAAAAAGAAAGGCAGAATAACAAGAGCTGATACTGTACACCATGTCAGACATGTTAAGGATTGGCCAGAACTTGCCTTGAGTGAGCGCTACATGGATGACAAGGGGCGGCAGAAGAAAAATCTTATTCCTGTATGCAAAGCATGTCATAATAAGCTTCATCCAGAAAAGAGGAAAAAGAATAAAAAAAGTTGCAAATTTATGAATGAAGAACGCTGGTAAGACGAAGATACCCCCCTATCCCCCTGTAGCCCCTTTTGGATGGAAGGGTAAAACAACGGGGGAAGGTCCTGATAAAAAAGAAAAAATGGGTTCTCGCATGAGAAAATAGAAGGGAAGTGAGCAGATTGAAAAAGGCATCAAAAGCAAAAATAAAAAATGATTTATTGGAGCAGCTTCAAAAGAATGGAACCTGTGGAAGTTATTACACAGACCTTATAGAAGACTATATGAAAATGTATGATATCAAGGAGAGATGTTCAAAGGATATCAAAGAGCGCGGGGTAATGGTGGAATATATATCAAACACAGGTATCATGAACAAAAAGAAAAATGAAGCTGTGGAACAAATACTGAAGACAAATGCGCAGATGTTAAAGATATTGCAGAGTTTAGGAATTAAGGCAGTAGCAGGGAAATCATCTGGTGATGATGATGGCGAACTGTAAATTAAACAGATACATACAAAGATATATTGATATGATTGAAACAGGAGAGGTTTTATCATGCAAAGAACAAAAACTTCTTGTGAAATATGTAAAGCACTGCTTTGAGATTGAAGAAATATATACAGATGACGTTCAGCTTGAAAAATATCTGGGTCTTGTCCAATATTTTCCCTTTGAAAAGTTATATGAATGGGAGGAGTTTATCATAGCATTACATTTGTGTACATATTGGAAAGAGACAGGACTTCCGAGGTGGCCAGATTTATTTTTATTATGTGGCAGAGGTTCAGGAAAAGATGGATTTATAGCCTTTGAGTCGGTCTGTCTTGTAAGTCCGCATAATGGAATCAAGGAGTATGACATTGATATCTGTGCAAACAATGAAGATCAGGCCTTGCGTCCAGTTAAAGATATTGTAGCGGCATTTGATGAGCCAAAACATTCTAAAAAATTAAAGAAGTTTTTCTACTGGTTAACAGAGAAGGTTACATGTACGAAAACAAAATCAACGATTTTAGGAAGAACAAACAGTCCGAAGGGAAAAGACGGCCTTCGTTCTGGTGCGGTGATGTTTAATGAGATACACCAGTATGAGAATTACGACAACATTGATGTATTTACTACAGGACTTGGAAAGAAAAAACATCCGAGGAGAGGCTACTTCACAACTCAGGGAGATGTCAGAGAAGGTCCTCTGGATGATTTGCTGGATACGTCGGAGGAAATTTTAGAGCAGAGAGAAGAGGATAACGGATTGCTTCCTGTAATATTCAAATTGGACAATAAAGAAGAGGTGCATAATGAGAAAAACTGGGAAAAAGCAAATCCATCATTAAGATATAGTATTTCTCTGCTACAGGAGATTAGAAAGGAATATAAAGAATGGGTAAAAAGTCCGCGAAGATTACCAGCCTTTATGACAAAAAGAATGAATATTCCAGATACTATTAATGAGCAGGCGGTGACAAAATGGAAGAATATTGAAGCAACAAACAGAGAAATTCCAGACCTGAAAGGATGGACATGTTCTGTAGGGATTGATTATGCCATGTTGTCTGATTTTGCAGGATTAAACTTTCACTTTAAAAAGGGGAATATGCGGTATGATATTAATTATGCGTGGCTGTGCAGACAGTCAAAAACATTGTCTTATATAAAAGCACCTTGGAAACAGTGGGAAAAAGAAGGAAAACTTTTTGTGGTAGATGATGTTGAGATACATCCAGAGTACATTACAGAATGTATCTATCAAAAGGGAAGAATATACACAATAGATTGTATTTATTTAGATAATTTCAGATATACCCTTTTGAAAAGTGCACTTGAAGAGATTGGATTTTCCACGGAAAAGAAAAATGTCAAACTGATTAGAGGAAATGACATCATAAAAGTTGTACCAGTGATAGACAGTTGTTTTGTAAACCAATATTTTGTATGGGGAGATAACCCTGTGCTTAGATGGGCGGCAAATAATACGAAATTAATTCGGCTGAACAGAAAGCCATGCAAAACTGAGAATGCGGATATTGGCAATTATACTTATGGAAAGATAGAGGCAAAGAGCAGAAAGAACGATTCGTTTATGGCACTTACCGCTTCAATGGTGGGAGAAGTAGAAACAAGAATACTTCCGAGAATTGGAAAAATATCAGTAATAAAAATTTAAGGAGATAGAAATGAAATTACGCGATTTTTTGGATCATCTGTTACACCCGAAGAATATTCAGGGGAAAACAGATACCATAGCAATTACAATTCCAGATGGCCTCTATTATAAACAAATGGCACTGTATACAGCAACGTCAATGATTGCAAATGCCATAGGAAAGTGCGAAATAGAAACATTTACAGATGGTAAAAAGGTAAAAGGGGAAGATTACTATATGCTGAATATTGCTGCAAACCCAAATGAGACATCAACTCAATTCTGGCATAAAGTAGTGGAGAAAATGATTCATACAGGGGAGGCTCTTGTGGTAGAAAGCCAGGAACGGCTTTACTGTGCAGATTCATTTTTCAAAACAGAATATCCGATTGCAGGGAATGTATATGAGAATGTAACTGTTGGAAACTTTACTTTTTCAAGAAAATTTACTTCAAGAGAAACTATGATATTTCGGATGGATAATGAGGAACTGCATAAAATTGTGACAAATATTAATGATGAATATGGAAAGATTCTCCGCAGTGCTGCAGATGCATTTAAACGCTCCAATGCAAGAAAGTATAAATTGCATATAGAAAGTGTGAAGGCAGGAGATAAAGAATTTGAAACAGAATTTGAAAATGTGATTAAAGGGCAGTTGAAGGATTACATGAAGAATGATAATGCGGTATATCCTGAATTTGACGGATATGAATTGAAACCAGAAGAGAATCAGCCAGTGAGAGCTTCAACAGATTTTATCAGTCTGAGGAAGGATATGTTTGAAATGATAGGGAGTGCATTAAAAATCCCAAGCAGTATTATGTTGGGGAATATTACAAATATGACAGAAATAGTTAATACTTTTCTGACCTTCTGTATTGACCCAATTGCGGACATGATAAGTGAAACTCTGAATAAACATGCAGGATATGATAATTGGTTGAAAGGAAATTATTACAAAGTTAAGACATCTGATATCTGGCACAGGGATATCTTCCAGCTTGCAGATAAAGTGGATAAGCTTATTTCCAGCGGATTTGCCACGATAGATGAGGTCAGAGAAGAGGCTGGCTGGGATGAAACTGGCGAAGATTGGGCAAAAGAGTTTGTTATGACAAAAAATTATAGCAGAGCACAGGATATTTTGAAAGGAGGTGAAACCGGAAATGATGAGGGCAAAACAGACTAAATATTTTATGCAGCAAGATACCGGAAAGTATAAACTGTATATTTATGATAATATCACTGCAAAAGGGGAATTTAACTGGAATACATGGGAATATGATGAGTCCGAGACATCGGCAAAACATTTTTTTAATCTTCTTCAGGAAATTCCAGAGGATGCAGAAATGGAAATCCATATTAATTCTTATGGAGGAGAAGTAAAAGAAGGTGTAGCGATTTACAACATTCTTTTACAGCATAAAGCGAAAAAGGTCGGATATGTGGATGGTTTTGCATGTTCTGCAGCCACATTGCCACTGATGGCGTGCGACAAGATTATAATGGGACTCGGCACTTATATGTTGATACATAATATGTGGATGGAGGCGGTAGGAAATGCAAAGGAATTGAGAAAAGCCGCAGATGAGCTTGACACATTAATGAAAGGAAACAGGCGCATTTATCTGGAAAGAATGAACTGTTCAGAAGAAGAATTAATTGCACTTATGGATGAAGAAAGATATTTGACTGCTGATGAATGTGTGGAATATGGGCTGTGTGATGAAATTAACAAAAAAGAAGTCGCCGCAGAAGAAAGCAGCAACCTACAAGAATTGCTGCAGCAAATGAAAAAAGTATCTGAAAACAATACTTTTCTCAATCAGGAAGTAGAAAAAATGATAAAAATGCTATGTGAGAAGTCCCATGAAAAGAGTCCAGAGAAACCGCAGGAAAATAAGAACCTGGAAAGGGCAGCAGCCTTTTTCAAAGCATTAAGAAATTAGGAGGGAAAAATGTACAATACATTATCAAAAACAAAGCAGAAAGAAGCAGCACAGAAATTATATGAAGCCTTTGCTTCAGGAGATGAAAAAGCAATCCAGGAGGCGTTTGAGGAATTTCATGAGAGTGTGGCCGAAATAGTAAAACAAGACTACCTTGAGGCAGACGGTGATCAGAGAGCGTTACAGCAGAGAGGATATAGACAACTGACTGCCAAAGAAAAGAAGTATTATGAAAATATTATCAGCGCCGGCAAACAGTCAAATTATAAGCAGGCATATACAGACCTGGTTCATACGGATGGAGGTATGCCAGAAACCATTATAGAGGATGTTTACCGGGAACTGGTAGAAGAACATCCTTTGTTGAATAGAATCAGTTTTACCAATGTAATGTATCTCACAAGATGGATTTTAAATGACCATACAATTCAGTCAGCGGCATGGGGAGAAATCGATTCAGAGATTACAAAAGAGATTGAAAGTTCTTTTCGGGTAATTGATATAGCACTCTGTAAGCTAACTGCATATACAATTATTCCGAGAGATATGTTAGACCTTGGTCCTACCTATCTGGATGGATATATCCGGACTATTTTAAAAGACGCAATTGCTGTAGGATTGGAAAATGCCATTGTAAATGGTAATGGATTAAAGCAGCCAATCGGTTTAAATAGAGATATTCATAATGGTGTGGAAATTTCCAGCACCACAGGCTATCCAGAAAAGACACCTGTTGAAGTGACAGATTTTGCACCAGAACATTATGGTCCGTTAATCGCAAAGCTGGCAAAGACAGAAAAAGGCAGAATGAGAAAATTCAGCAAGGTACTTATGATATGCAATATGGAAGATTATCTCACAAAAATAATGCCGGCTACTACTGTATTAAATAACGCAGGGGCATATGTGAATAATCTTTTTCCTTTCCCGACAGATGTTGAGATATCTAATGGAATTGAAACAGGAAAAGCAGTTCTTTGTCTGCCAGAAGAATATTTTATGGGTCTTGGTTCTTCCAAAGATGGAAATGTTGAATTTTCTGATGAGTTTAAATTCTTGGAAGATACCAGAGTATACAAGATTAAACTGTATGGAAATGGAAGACCATATGATAATACAGTGTCTATTGTAATAGATATCAGCAAGCTCGACCCTGCATATATCACTGTGAAAAATGTAGATATCATACCAGCCGCATAAGGAGAAGAATGTTTGAAAGAATTAAACGAAAGTTAAATATTACATGGTCTGATGAGGATACAGATACCAAAATTCGGGAGATTATGGAAGATGCAAAAGCCATATTAAATCATAAACTGGGAGCTGAAATAGATTATTCTATAAATGGAATGGAGAGGCAGTTATACCTTAACTATTGTATGTATGCATGGAATAACTGTGTGGATGAATTTGATAAAGCATATCTTAGTGAGATATTGACCATAAGGCATAAATATGAGGTGGCAGCAGCAAGGGAGGCAGCAGGTGAAACAGAGCAATTATAATGACGGATATATTTATGTATATGAAGAAAAAAAACACCATTCTGATTTTGCTGCTCCATTAAACATAACCAGCATGAATGATTTGATACCAGTTATAAAGTTAGCATATGAGGAATCATATAAAAGGGAAAAAGACCTTGAATTTGCAGAAACACAAAATAAAAGTCTTTCCATGAAGGTAAAGACAAGACTTCAAAATATAGTAAAGAAACATCACAAAGTAGTTATCTTGGATATGTTATATGATGTGTTTGAAATTGATTATGACCGGAAAAATCAGGAGATGTATATTTTTCTGGAAGAGGTGAGAAAAATTGTTAAATGAGTTAAAAGAAGTACTGGAACAGGTAAAAACAGAACTGAATTTGCAAATTGTATGTTATGGTGGCATAAAAGAAAAGGATATTCCCGATGAGTGGAATTATATTGTCTTTGAAAGAGAAAAAGCTTCAAAAGCAGGAACCAGTCAGTGTGATTTTAATATTTTTTATATGGTACATATCGTACATGAAAATTATGTTCCAGAAGGATATGAATTTTGGCTAATTAATCAAGTATTAAAAAATACAAGATTGAAACTGGCACAAGGAGATATTAGGTATGACCATATTATGAAAAATAATACTGACATTGTGATTGAAATGGCAACTATTACATTTACTCTGCCACAGAAAGGATGTGTGGCACTTGGGTAACTTAAGAATGGATACCACAGATGTACAGAGCATTGCAGAAAGGATTATGGAAGCGGGCGAAAATGCAGAAAATACAATCAATCATATCCTGCATAACCAAGGTGGAAAACTGATTGAAGAAGAAATCATAAGAATTCTTCCGCAATCCGGCCGAACTTGGAACAGAAAAAAGAAAGCTGCGGGCAGTACTCAGCCATTTCAGCGGTCAAATGAAAACTTGGCAGTCATTGTAAAAAATAAAGCGGCATATCAGTATCTATATTTTCCAGATGATGGAAGCAATACAAAACATCATATAGGATATCATGGGATACCAAGAAATTTTATGAAAAAAGGTGCAGAAAATAAGACACAGGAAATTATAAACCTGTGTCTTGGAAATTTAATAAATGGATTTGGACAGGAGGTATAGAAATGTACAGAGGAGTGTTTTCAGAATTTGAATTGGACAGATTCAATATAAGGTTTGATACAGAGGCAGGGAAGGGCATACCTCAAGCAATGAACTGTATCGGCACTTTGGAGGAAGAGCTTACTGTAAAGAAAATTACAAAAAACTGCAGGGGAAGGGTAGAACGGACAATGACAAGAGGTACAGGAAACGGAACTTTAAAAATTTCTGCACATGTACCTTATGAAATTTATACACATCTTTATGGAATGGATACTGAAAATTTTGCAGAGGCAGTGATGGCATATGGTGGTTCTTCCAGACATCCAGAAGGTGTGGTGACATGCCGCATAAAAGATGAGGATAATGAGGTAAAGTATAAGGCATATCCAAGAGTAGTATGTGCATCTGCAAAAGCCGCAAAGATAGAAAATGGCGGGGAAGAGGTATCTGAAATAGAGCTGGAATTTGACCTGCTGCCGGATGAAAATGATATGGCTATGTATGAAGCGCTGGATAAAAATTTAGACAATGGAATTGCTTCAAAATGGATGGATGAATTTTCACCAGAATTAATCAAGAAATCAGGTCAGATAGAAAGGGCTGAAGCAGACTTATGATGGGCCTGCTTTTTGGAAAGGGCAACATGGAAAATAATACATATATTGAGATTGAATGTAAAGACGGAAACAGGATAAAGCTTACACTTGCTTTTTACAGGATGTATCAGTTAAAAAATAAAAATAAGCAGATATATGAAAAGTGCAATAAAATTCTTACAAAAGGAAGTGAAGATATATTAGATAATATCCAGATTTTATATGCTGCATATCTCTGCGCAAATATTGAAACTATGGATAAGTGTATGGCATATGAAGAGTTTCTGCAGAATATTCCAGATGACTGGAATATGGTCGGCAAGATTGCAAAACAGCTTGTAGGAGTTAAAAAAAAGAAGGATTTAGAAAAGCATTTTTAAAACGGACCAAAAAGCGGGGAGGAAAGTTAGAGCCTCCTCACTTTGATTTGGAGGATGTAGAAGATTATTACACATTCTATGTGCTTATCTTGGAAATACCAGAAAATGTATTCTGGTATAGTGACGTTTCCTTTGTGAAAAGTGTAGCTGAAAATAAAATGGCATACAATGGATGGCTGAATTATGAGCTTGAGAAAAATGCAGAAAGAAAGTGACAAAAATGGCAGAGAGAAATGAAGCAAGAATAAGATTTACTGCAGAGACAAGGGAATTTAATGAAGAAATTCGCAATATCAATTCGGAGATGGCAGAACTTAGAAGTGAATTAAAGTTGAACCAAACACAGATGCAGGGAGCAGGAGATAGTACAGATTACCTTCAGGAGCAATATAAAATCTTGCAAAGGCAGTTTGAAATATCCCAAAACAAAACTCAGGCAATTAATGAGAAGCTGCAGGTGGCGATTCGGATTTATGGTGAAAACAGTACAGAAGTGAATCGTTTGAGAATCGCACTGAATGAAGCAATGACACAAGAAGAACGTATGAGGCAGGCTGTACGTACTTGCGGAAATGCTATTGATGAACAGCAGGCAGCGGCACAAGATACAAGAAACAGTTTGGAGAGACTCACAGATACAGTATCACAGCAGGAAAATAGACTGGATGAATTGCGAAGGGCTTACCAAAATGCTGTGCTGGAACAGGGGCAGGAATCTCAGGAAGCGAGAAGTTTAGCACAGGATATCAATAATTTGTCAGGGGAATTACAGGAAAACAGAAGTGAATTGCAGCGTGCGGAGAGTGCAGCGGACAGCTTGGGAAATGCAATGGAAGAAACCGGAGACAGCGCAGAGAAATCCAGTGAAGGATATACCATTATGAAAGATGTGGTAGCGGATTTGGCGTCTGAAGCAATTCAAAGCTGCATTGATGCATTTGGAGAACTTACGGCAGAGGGCGAGGCTGCATTGGATAAATTACAGGCCGCAACAGGTGTTTCAGCAGAAACAATGGAACAATACAAAGATACCATGTATGAAGTATATAATGGTGCCTATGGAGAAAGCCTGGAAGATGTCGGAAAGAGTATGACCACTATTATTCAAATGATGGGTGAACTGGATGGTTCTGAACTGGAATCTGTTATGACAAAAGCATTAACACTGCGTGATGTGTATGATATGGATGTACAGGAAAGCGTAAGAGCTGCGAATCAGATGATGAAGCAGTTTGGAATTACATCAGATGAAGCATATAATCTCATTGCCCAAGGAAGCCAAAAGGGATTAAATGCCAATGGTGATTTGCTAGATATTATAAATGAGTATAGTGTCCATTATGCACAATTAGGTTTGTCAGCTGAAGATATGTTTAATACACTAACAGGTGCAGCTGAAGAAGGGGTATTTTCCCTTGATAAAGTCGGGGATGCAATGAAAGAGTTTGGAATCAGAGTAAAGGATGGGTCTGATACAACAAACGAGGCTTTTAAAATGTTAGGATATGGAGCGAATGCCTCTGAGGAAGAAATTGAAAAGATAAATAATACAATCAATACCTTGGAAAAAAATTTGCAGTATGCCCAGATGGAACAACAAGGATTCAATGAAAAGACAAGTGAACTTACAAAACTGAAAAATGCAGATAAAATAAAACAATATTTAGAGGAATTAGAAAATGCAAGACAAGCTTTAAGTGATATTACCAAAGAAAGCGGAGGTACAAGAGGAAATATAGAAGACCTTCAGGCGGCATTTGCCAAAGGAGGGGAGGATGCACAGAATGCATACTGGGAGGTATGGAATGCACTGAGTGAGGTAGATGACGAGGTTGAACGCAATACAATCGGGGTAAATCTTTTCGGGACTATGTGGGAAGATTTAGGGGATAAGGCCATTACAAGTGCCATGGGAATGAATGATGAATTTAACAGTACAATAGATACGATGGGGGAAATAGATGATATCGCATATGGAAATGTACAAAGTCAGCTTACAAGTCTAGGAAGGACTTTAAAGAGTGAATTATTACAGCCAATTGTAGATAAGATAATGCCTCATGTTACAAGTTTTGTTGTATATTTGAAAGACAATGTTCCACAGATTAAACAGATACTATCCGATGCATTAAGAACATTAAAAGACTGGATTCCGGCGATTGGAATGATTGGAATAAGCCTTGCCACATATTTTGTGATAGGAAAAATTACAGGTTTTGTCAATGCAATAAAAAGTGGATCAGCAGCATTGAAACTGATGACAGCATCGCAGAAAGCTCTTAATTTTGTAATGAACTTAAATCCGATGGGATTAATTATAGGTGGAATTGCCGGACTGGTGGCAGGATTTATATATTTATGGAATTATTGCGAATCATTTCGCCAGTTTTGGATAAATTTGTGGGATAATATTAGATCATTCATTTTGGTAGCAGTAGATATAGTGGTTGGATTTTTTCAAAGCGCTTGGGATAAAATAGTAGCAGCGTGGAATGTTGCAATAGCATTTTTTCAGATGATATTTGATGGTATAAAGAATGTATTTTCTTTTATAGGAGAAACATTGACAGGATTTTTCAAAAGTGCTTGGGACGGAATAGTAATAGTGTGGAATGTTGCAATAGCATTTTTTCAGGCAATATTTAATGGTATAAAGAATGTATTTTCTTTTATAGGGGAAACATTGACAGGATTTTTCAGAAGTGCTTGGGACGGAATAGTAATAGTATGGAATGGCACAGCCTCTTTTTTTCAAACAATATGGGATAATATAAAACTTATCTTTTCGTCAGTTAGCAGCTTTTTTATATCTGTTTTTCAAAATGGGTATAATGGTATAACAGGTTTATTTGGAAATATTGTAGGTTTTTTTAAAGATATATGGAATAAGATTGTAAATATCTTTAAGAATATCGGAAATACTATAGGAGATGCAATAAAAAATACAGTTGCAACTGCGATAAATGGTGTGCTTTCAACGGCAGTGAATATAATAAATGGATTTATAAGTGCTATAAATTTTGCGATAGGTGCGATAAATGCAATACCAGGAGTAAAAATAGATAAACTGAAAAAGTTGGAAGTACCTAAATTGGCTGAGGGAGGTATTGCAATAAAAGAAACACTGGCAATTATAGGAGAAGGAAAAGAAAGCGAGGCGATTGCGCCAATCAGTAAATTACAGGGATATGTAAGCAATGCGGTTGAAGCTGCAAACAGCAAAAACAATATGTATGAAATGATGAGCGAACTGAAACAGATAAAAACAGCCATAGACAACGGAAAAGATATTTATCTGGATGGATATAAGGTATCAAAGAGAACAGGGGTGTACGACGACAAAAACAGCGGCAGGCGCATACAACTGAATGGAAGGGGTGTTATGGTATGATAAAAGAACAGGGATTTTTCTTTCATAATAGGCATCTTACAAAGGATTTTGATTGTTATATCAAAGAAAGTGAACTAAGTCCCCCACAGAAGAAGGTGACAAATCTGACATTACCTTATATGAACGGTTCATACAGTATTGGAAACTTGTATGAGCCAGTATTTGGAAATAGAATAATTACATATAAAGTGGATATTATGGAAAAAAGCATCACTTATTGTAAGGAAATAATATCAAGAATGTCAAATTGGCTTCTGCAAGCAGATAAAGGACAGTTGATAGATGATGCCTTTCCTGGATACTATTTTCTAGCAGAATGTACAGATATTGCAGTGTCCGGAGAAGAGGATAATCCAGAAATTACAGTAACATTTGATGCTTATCCATATATGAAGAGGCTGGACTGTGAGGGAAGACTTTTGTGGGACACATTTAATTTCCTGACAGATTACCTTCAGGAAACTACTTTTGAAATATCAGGGCAAAAGGAAATTGAATTGTACAGTTCCAGCAGCCATAGAATAACGCCATCTGTTATCTGCAATGAAGATATTACAATACAGTTTGATGGCAGGACCTATTCATGGACAAGCGGAGAGCATAAAGATTATAGGATGATGTTAAGACCAGGAAAGAATGAGATGTTTATTACGGGAGAGGCGATTGTACAGTTTGTATATAACGCGGAGGTGTTGTAGCAATGTATGAAGTAACTATAATAAATAATGAAAAAGAAAAGGTAATAAATGCGGTATCTATGTCAAATGAGGCACCAAGAATCGAAGGGCAGATAAAGGAGGGAATCAATGCGATAGATTCTTTTACATTCACAATTTATGAAAATAACCCTGAATATAACAATATTATTCCATTTGTGACCCTTGTACATATTTTTGATGTAAAAAAGAAGGAATATATATTTAAAGGAAGAGTGTTGACACAGACAAGAGAAATGGATGAATCAGGCATATGCAGCAAAGAATATGTCTGCGAGTCTGAGCTTGGATATCTGAATGACAGTGTACAGGAATATGAAACAACAGTAATGCCAACAGATAAATATTTGAAATTTTTATTGGATGAGCATAATAAACAGGTAGAGACCCATAAAAGAATTTATTGTGGTGTAATATCCAAAAATCTAATTGTAATTACTTCCAGAACAAACCAGTATGATTCTACTTGGAAAAATATAAATGACAACCTGCTTACAAGACATGGCGGAGAACTGAGGCTTAGGGAGGAAGGAGGAGTTAAGTATCTTGATTATATAAATGAAATTGGTGAAAATTCTTCTGTGGAAATACGGCTTTCACATAACCTGAAAAGTATGAATGAGGAAACAAAGTTTGAAAATTTCTATACAAGAATTATCCCACTGGGGGTAAAACTAAAGGAGGCAGATGAAAACGGGAATACGACAGACAGCGGCAAAAGGCTGACAATAGAAAGCATAAATAATGGTATTAAATATCTGGAAGACAGGGAACTTGTAAAAAAGTATGGAATCATTACAGGATTCCTTATTGATGATGATATCACTCTGCCGGAACATCTGATAAAGAAAGCACAGACAGCACTTGCAAAACAGCAGTTATCCATATCAAACACATTGACTGCATATGATTTATATTATATTGGATTGGATATGGATAATCTAAAGGTTGGAAACCGACACCTTGTCATTAACGAAAAATTTGATTTGGCATATCAGGTTAGAATTGTAGAAAAAAGTACAGATATCAATAATCCGATAGAAAGCAGCATAACAATCGGGGATACCGCGGCAGATGCAAAAACGATGTATGCCAGCAAGATAAAAAATACGATGGCTGCTCTGGAAACAGTATTAAATTCTATTGATGAGCAGACGCGTAATAATATTCGGAATGCGGTAAACAATGCAACTAATAAGATAACAGGAGCTGCAGGCGGTTTTGTTTTATTAGATACAGAATATCAGGATGGAACAATAGCTGCAGATATGCCATGGAGAATTCTTGTTATGGATACACCAGATAAGAATACAGCAAAAAATGTGATGCAAATCAATAAAAACGGGATTGGATTTTCTAAGAATGGAATCAATGGTCCATACACAAATGCATGGACCATTGACGGACAGCTTGTGGCAGATTTCATTACTGTAGGAAAAATACAGGCTGGAGTACTGGAAGCATCTGTAATACAAACTGTGTGGAATGGAATTTCCGATTACATTAAGCTTATAGGGGGAGAACTCAGGACATTAGATTCAGAAAATAATTTGGTAAGCTCCTTAAATCGATATGGCCAATATTTTTATCATTCAGGAAATCTTATTGGGAAGATTGGAACAAACCACTTTAACAATACAAATATAAATGGTTTGACCTTTGATTTAGAGGAGGATGCCGGTTATATGTCTTGGGCAGCAAAAGATACTTCAGATGGGAATTATATTGTAAAAATGGCCTATTATCATAATGATTTGATACATAGGGAGGGGATTCATTTTCAATGTGACACATTTTGCCATAGTAATCTTAAATTTTCTGAGAATGTGACATCGCAAGAATATGCAGATGGAAGCGCAGGAATTTATTCTGAAATAGGAACATTCCGTATTGATTCTGCAGAATCTTCTGTTATGTCAGGAGGAACATCGTTTGCAGTTACAAAAGACAGGTTTACATTTTATAATTCAAGGGACCTTACAATAGACTGTTATAATAATATAGATATGCATAACTATTCTATATTGAATCAGTCCGATGCAAGATTAAAGAAAAATATCAAAAAGGCCCAAATTAATGCTTTGGATATTGTAAATCAAATAGAACTGAAGGAATATGACTGGATAGAATCCAGTGAGCATGTGGATTGTGGGATTATTGCCCAGCAGCTTCAAGAAATCTGCCCGGATATGGTTACAAAAAATGCAGATGGAGTTCTGTCTATTAAAATTGAGAAGTTTATTCCATTATTATTAAAGGCAGTACAAGAAATTACAGGTGACACTGTGAAACATAAATGGAAGGACAGATTTTCAAATAAAACAAAGGAAGCATTTACAAAAAAACATCCAGTAATCAGGCAGGCCATTGATACTCCAAAGCGAAGAAAAATGGCAGTAATGGAAATAAAATGGAAGGATGATAAATAGTGGCAGATGTAAAAACGTATGTTAGCAATATCAGAAAAGCTATCTATGGCATGGATGTGCGGGAATCAATTGCTGCGGCAGTTGAAAAGATTGATGAAGTTGCAGAAGGCCAGAAAAATAGTGCTGCGGCATATGCAAAGCAGGCACAGGAAGCTTCAGTACAGGCGCAACAGGCATCACAACAGGCAATAGAAGCTTCAAAGCAGATATTAGAAGTAAAACAGAAGGTAGAAGAAATAAGCAGAAAGGTACATATACATGAAAACAAAGAGTTACTTGATAAAATAGATGAGCCGATAGGAGCGGATTTTATTAATGCTTTATCTTGAAAAAGGAGAATGATATGAGTAATTTTTTAGACAGTGAGGGACTTGGATTGTTCTGGAATAAAATAAAGGCGACATTTGCACCAAAAATCCATTCACACAATTATGCCGGAGCTTCCAGTCCTGGAGGGACTGCAACAAAAGCTGTACAGGACAGTGCAGGGCAGCAAATTGACAAAACATATATTAAGGGATTATCTGCAAGCGGGAAAACTATCACTTACACAAAAGGGAATGGTGATACAGGGACTATTACTACACAAGATACCATATATACAAATATGGCTGGTGCTACATCATCGGCCGCTGGAAAATCGGGACTTGTACCAGCACCCGCGGCAGGAAAACAGGGAGCCTTTTTGCGTGGAGACGGGACATGGGCAACCCCAACAAATACTACTTACAATGTTGCTACAACCTCCACTAATGGTTTAATGAGCAACACTGATAAGAAAAAACTGGATGGGATTGCGGCAATTGGGGCAGATTTTATTAATGGATTATCGTAGAGAAGGAGAAGAAGATGAGTAATTTTTTGGACAGTACAGGACTTGAGCTGTTATGGAATAAAATAAAAGCAACATTTGCATTAAAAAACCACACACATAATTATGCAGGGTATTCTGTAATGACTGGTGCTACATCATCGGCTTCTGGAAAATCAGGACTTGTACCAGCACCCGCAGTGGGAAAACAAGGAGCCTTTCTGCGTGGAGATGGGGCATGGGCAACCCCAACAAATACAATTTATAACGCAGCCACGCAGTCAGCAAACGGTCTTATGAGTAGTACAGATAAGAAAAAATTAGACGGGATAGCGGAGGGAGCCAACAAAATAACTGTGGATTCTGTTTTAAGTACTATCAGCAGTAATCCAATACAGAATAAAGTAATTACGGAAAAAATTAATATCATAAATGGTAATTTGAATAATAAAACTTTCATAAAAAAACAATTTGCCTTTGAAAATGTGTCTGTACCTACTGGAGGCACTAATTACACATGGACACCAGCAAAAGGCATTAATGTGGAAGGATATTCCTTTTTGGGGGCAACAATACATTTTACAAGTACTTCAGTAACTGCAATTACTGCAAGTGCCTGTGTATATGCTGATGCTTTATGTCTGGTATTTACGAGTAATCACTCATACACTTTACCATGTTCAGGAGTAGTTGTAGCTTATTATGTTAAAAACGATTTAATAAGCACTGTGTAACAATTACCCACATTTTTTTGAAAGCTGGATGAGATAACAAATCTTGAATTTATATTAGAGGAGAAATAGTAAGTATGGAAAATATAAGACCGCCAAACAAAGGAGCTTAGAGGCTCTTTTTTATTGCAAATTTTAAGAAAGGCAGGTAAAAACATGACAGATACAATATTAGTTGCACTGATAAGCCTTGCGGGAACGCTTGGAGGAACTTTTGGAGGGATACTTACAAGCAGCAGGTTAATGTCATATCGGATTGAAGAGCTTGAAAAAAAGGTTGATAAACATAACAACGTGATAGACAGGGTATATAAGCTGGAACAGGAACAGGCTGTCCATGAAGAACAGTTACATGTAATGAACCATAGAATAAAGGATTTAGAGGAGGAATAATGTAATGGTAAGTGAAAAGACAAAGAAGTGGCTGAAAGCAGCCGGAATCAGGGCCGGAAAAACAATGGCACAGACAGCCGTTGCTTTACTGCCTGCTGCCGCAACCATAACAGCGGTAGACTGGCCGACAGTAGTGGGAACTGCTGCACTGGCAGGAGTGGCAAGCCTGCTTACATCTGCAGCAGGTTTGCCAGAGGTAAAAGAAGAAACAAAATCAAAGGAAAGCGAGGAAAAATAATATGAGTACATACAATATTCATGCAGGTCATTCTCTGATTTGCAGAGGAGCAAGCGCTGTTCTGGACGAAGTGACAGAGGACAGAAAGGTAAAAAACACAGTAGTGAAGCTGTTAAAAGCAGCCGGACATACAGTCTATGACTGTACTGATGATAACGGCAGAACTGCGGGTGAAAATCTCAGCTCCATTGTTGCAAAGTGTAACACCCATGTGGTGGATTTAGATGTTTCAATCCATTTGAACGCTGGAAGAGGCGATACTGCCGGAGATGGTAAAACAGGCGGCGTTGAAGTCTGGGGTTATAATAACGGCACAAAAGAAGTTGGTTCCAGAATATGTACAGAGATAGCAGTGGCTCTTGGGATTACCAATAGAGGATTTAAAACGAATCAAGGCTATTATGTCTTAAAACATACAAAGGCGCAGGCTATCATCATAGAGTGCTGCTTCGTCGATGATAAAGACGATGCTGACCGTTGGAACGCAGAAAGGTGCGCGCAGGCAATCGTGAAAGGTATTACTGGCAGTGTGGTAGTTGCCACCCAGACAGCGGCGCCTGTTTCACATAAATATTCTGTCGGACAGACAGTAGAGTATGGTACTTCCTATCCAGCACCGACGCTCCCATGCGGAATCCAGTATGCTACTGGAGGCAGTGGGCATGGAACAATTACTGCTATTGTAAGTGGGCAGGCAAAATACAAGCTGGATAACGGTCTGTATGTAAATGACGGGGATATCCGGAGATTGTACACAGCACCGGTGCCACAATCACAGGTAAGCTATTATCCAAGATATACTGGCTGGAGTGTAAGCATTGTAAATGCATTGCAGGCTGTCGGTGTAGACAGTTCCTTTGCAAACCGGCAGAAGATTGCTGGGAAAAACGGGATTACAGGCTACAGGGGCAGTGCGGACCAGAACGAAAAGCTGCTGTTCCTGCTTAAAAATGGAAAGCTGGTTAAATAGCAACAAATGAAAAAATGTTTCCTGTTGCCTTATTAGGTAGCGGGGAGCAGAATTTTCAGAAAATTACCTGCAAAAACGGGGCTAGAAAGCCGCATAAATAGCGGGCTCCAGAGTGGCAGGGTAGAAATGAAGAAAGTTTATACAGAGAATTGACACATTATTCATTTGTATGTTTATCTAACTTTTTTGAAAAAATTAAATTGTCGTATAAATGTCGTATGAAAAATAAAAAATTCCTATAAAATAAGGGATTTTGAAATCAGATATTATTTCTTTTAATCAAGTTGTCCCGGGTTCGATTCCCGGGTGTCTCATGAAATCAAATAACTGGAAACCTTGTAAATAGAGGCTTCCAGTTATTTTTGTAAATTGTATGAATATTCACACAATTAAATAAAAAATAGGTAAAAATTACTTCGTAACCTACAAGTAGCCTACGAGTAGCCTGCAAATTTTATTGAATTGTGTCAAAATTTACAGCGTATAGCATATTCCAAGAGTGAATAGAAATCTTCTTCTTCAAAAAGTTTAAAATCCAGGATAATGATATTTATGTATTTTTTCAAAACGCTGTAATCTTCTCACTGCTCTATCTGCTCTGTAAACATTTTGGATATATAAAACGGGAAACACTTCGAACAGACAGCCAGTTCCACAAGCTGGATTTTCACATTAATTTCCATTTTAGTAGTTTCCTGTTCTTTGCTTTCCGATTTGACAGGGTTATTCTTAGAAGAACTGACATTTGATTATGAAATTAAACATACACAGATTGAAATTGCTAGTAAAAGTTTTTTTCATTGTAACACTGGGCGGTTTTGCTTAATCGTCATCAATATAAGTACTTAATGGAGATTTGTTTTTTAGGTGTCAAATGCAATTTCTTTAAATGAATTCTGCAAAATTAATATAAAGGTCGTCATAGATACCCGCTTTTATTTTATCATTAAAAGAAAAGTAGATATTTTCAAGCTTTGATTCTGTCAGATTGTATACGAATACAGTGCGGTTGGAAGGATTTACAATCCAATATTCGCGGACACCTGCATCTGCGTAAAGGTTTAGCTTCCTGACATAATCATGGCTGGAATTGCCCGGAGATACGATTTCAATAATCCAGTCAGGGGCGCCGGTGCATCCGCTGTCTGTAAGTTTATCAGGATTACAGATAATGCTAATATCTGGTTCTACGATTGTTTTTTTGTCATCGAACAGCTTTACGGCAAATGGAGCAGGGTAGACTTTGCAGCTTTCGCTTTTTGATTTGATATATTGATGTATCAGGGTATATAGTTCGCCTAATAGTTCCTGATGGATTCTGCTTGGCGCTGCCTGATTATAAATCTGACCGTTAATCAGTTCAATATGGACATCTTTGGAGGTATTATAATAATCCTCTTCTGTATAAAGCAAGTATATTTGCTAAAATGGAGGAAATTTCACTGCTGTCCTCTTTTAATTTCTTTGAAAGTTTGGGAAGCTCTATTACATGCATTTCCATTTTATCTGTATAGAGTGTGTTTCTTTGTATCTTCGCGGATATGGAAAGGGGAAGAATTTTTATTCAATATTATATTCTTTGTATAACTGTTGACGATAAGATTGATTATTCGTTATCTTAGGTATATCATCAGTACGTTTATCTGTGATTAGTTTATTAATTAAATTGCTTATTTTTTCTTCACCGCACTTTTCGCCGCGTAATTCAGCTTCAAGAATCCCCTGATTGTAGTCTCTGATAGCTTTTTCCCTTGCTTCATATTCCATACGTTTCTGCTTATCCTGGCTGATAATTTCAAGTTGCTGAAAAGCGCTGCCAATATAAGAATTCTGGTTTGCAATCATTTCGAGTTCCTCCTTTCGTTCGGCGCTGATAAACTTTGCCCATAGCAGTCTGTCGCTGCTGTTTTCTTTTAGTTCTGTCGGAAGTTTTGGGAGTTCTACTATATGAAACTCTATTTTATCAGTATAAAGAGTGTGGCGTGTATCCTCTCTGAAATGAAAACAGGAATAGAAATCTTCTTTATCATTAAAAAGTTTAAAATCCAGAATACTGATATTTACGCACTTTTTCAACACGCTGTAATTTTCTCCCTGCTCAATCTGCTCTGTGAACATTTTGGATATATAAACAGGGAACGCTCCGGCCAGACAGCCAGTTCCGCAAGCTGGATTTGCATATCAATCTCCATTTCGTTGTTTAAGAGGATTCTTACATCCAGTATTCCCAGTTTATCCGTTTCATGTTCTTTGTGAAGAAATGTATTTAAAATATGCGTTTCTTTCATGTCACTTGGGTCAATGCCAAGCATGGCTGACAGAAAACCAATACGAACATTTTCATTCATCATAATTTTCTTAAAAGCGTAATCATTTTTTTGCTTCATTATAAAATCTGATATGGCTCCTTCTTGTATGTCTTATAATAGCTAATAACACTTTTTACAGGCATCTCTTCCCATAGCGATTGCCTCATCTCTGCTTACCTGACGGGGATTTTTCATATTACTGCAGGAAGCATTACTATGATATTTTTTACCAGTATCAACAATCCAAACCATGTCTGAATTATAAGAAATATTTGATGCCTCTGTTATAGTTTGTACAGGAGGTTCTGGCTCTGGTTTTGGAGTCTGGATTATAGCTGGTGGTTCTGTTGATAGTTGAGTCGGCGGTTGAGTTGTGGTTGGCGCCACAGTAGTAGTTGGTATTTGGGTGGTAGTCGGCGGTTGGGTGGTGGTTGGCACTTCGGTAGTAGTTGGTATTTGGGTAGTAGTTGGCGATTGGGTAGTAGTGGCTGCTTCTGTTGTAGTAGCTTTAGGAGAAGTTGGTTTTACTGTAGTAATTTCTTCGGAATCTTTTTCGGCAACACTTACAGGAGAATCGATTTCAGGTGTATCCATAGTCGCACCCATACTTATAAATGTTAAAATAACCACAATAACAGATGTAATCACATTCTTTTTTCTATTTTTCCTCTTTTCTTTGTTTGTATAAATGATTCCGGCAAATGTATTATATCGTTTATGATATTTCATACTGAAAATCAGGAAAACAATGGCAAAAATAAAAAAGAAGCCCCCCAATGTAGTATTACCTGTGTTCATGATAATAGGAAATATAACAAACAGAATAATGGAAACTATTCTCAAGGTTATATAAATAGTTTTATAAGTTTCAGGTGTTTTGTTTTTCAT